CGCAAGGCTCTGCGCCTGTTGGTGGGGTTACCTCTTTCAGTGCGGGCACCACGGGGCTCACGCCTAACACAGCAACTTCTGGAGCGGTTACCCTTGGCGGTACGCTTGACGTAGACAACGGCGGTACGGGGCTGGCTTCCTACACCGAAGGTGACTTGCTGTACGCATCTGGCACTACGTCAATCTCCAAACTGGCTATTGGTAGCGCGGGCAAGATTTTGGCTTCCAACACAGGCGCAACTGCTCCTGAATGGATTACGCAGGCCTCCATGAGCGTCGGCTCTGCTACAAACGCCACAAGTGCCGGATACGCCACAAACGCAGGGTTCGCTTCGTCAGCCACCAATGCTTCATCAGCCGCAAACGCCACTTTGGCTACGACAGCCACCAATGTTGCGGGCGGCGCTGCGGGCAGCGTGCCGTATAACACCGGTGCCGGTGCTACATCTTTCCTTGGAGTGGGCACTGCTGGCCAGGTCATGGTGGTGAACGTTGGGGCTACTGCTCCCTCATGGACCAACCAGTCCAATATCGCTGCTGGCTCCGCCACAAACGCCACAAGTGCCGGATACGCCACCTCGGCTGGCTCCGCCACGAACGCTACGTACGCGACTTCCGCCGGCTCGGCTACGAACGCTAGTGCAGCAACAAATGCAACGCTCGCTACGTTGGCAACTCTGGCTACCTTGGCAACCCTGGCTACGTCAGCTACGTCAGCTACAAACGCCACAGGCGCCACCCTGGCCACAAAAGCCACCAATATCGCAGGGGGCGCCGCCGGCCGCGTGCCGTACAACAGCGGTGCAGATACCACGACGTTCTTGACTCTCGGTACTGCTGGCCAGGTTATGGTGGTGAATGCCGGCGCTACGGCTCCGTCTTGGACTGCGCAGTCCAACATTGCTGCGGGTTCGGCAACGAACGCTACCAGCGCTACATACGCCACTTCGGCTGGCGCCACTACAAACATTTCGGGCGGTGGCGGAAACCAAATTGCATATCAGTCTGGCGCGGGCGTCACCACGTTCATATCCGCGCCCACAGCCGGCGGGCAGTACCTTGGCTGGAACGGGTTTGCATTTACCTGGTCCGGTACTGACGGTATTGCTGCGGCGTCCGCAGTCTGGGCCGGCCAGATACAGCCGGCCAGCGACAACACCACCAATGCTTCGGTATTCCCAACGTGGGTGACTGGCGTGTCCGGCCAGCGGACAATTTATGCATCGACTACCAAGCTCAGTTTCAACCCGTCTACGGGCACATTGACGGTCAATGGAATTAGCATCGGGGCGGGCCCAAGTTCTACTAGTTCGCAGAACACGGCGGTTGGTGACAGCGCGTTGGCCAGCATCACTAACACAGTCCAAGCAACTGCTGTTGGGTACAACGCCGCAAATACTTCAGTTGAGTACGGCGTGACGGCTATTGGCTACCAAGCGCTAAAAAACATTGGCTCAGGTCCGTACTCCGTGGCTGTTGGCGCCAATGCCGGGCAATTCCTTGCCGGAGCAACTAATGCAAATGGTCGCTATAACGTCTTAGTCGGTACTAACGCCGGTGCAGGTGTTAGCGGCTCATCGGTCTACAATAACTGCGTGTACATTGGAGCTGACTCTGGATCGGCTGCAACTACTGGCAACAACAACACGGCTATCGGTACTGGCGCGGGCGGTGCTATTACCACTGGCGCAAACAATACCATCTTGGGGACGTACTCTGGGGTCAACGGGGCCCTTGACATTCGTACCTCTACTACCGGGTCAATTGCGCTGTCGAACGGCAATAACGGCATTTTGGGCGCTTGGTGGACAGACGGTGGGGGCTGGTACCAGCGCAACAACAGCGCCTCTTGGTCTACAACCTCAGACGCCCGCATCAAGAAAAACGTGGAGACCATCACGAATGGTTTGGCGGTGGTGACTGCATTGCGCCCGGTTGAGTTTGACTACATCCTGAGCGAGCAGCATACGGCGGGCTTCATTGCCCAAGAGTATGAGCAGGTCCTGCCGGACCAAATCACTGAAGAAACCAACGCCGGTGCCGACCTCAAAGCGCTGACTAACGGCGAGCCGGTCAAGGGTATCCAGCAAAACTTGGTGCCGTACCTTGTTGCCGCGATCAAAGAACTCAAAGCTGAGTTTGACGCATACAAGGCTTCGCACCCGTAACATGTGGACCCAATCAGTGCATTTGCTTTGGTTACAGGCGCAATCCAGGGTGTCAAAACTCTGTGCGCAACTGTTCGTGAGGCTCAGGCGGCTGGTAAAGAAGTTTCCAACCTGATCGGGGAAACTACAACATTCATCAGTCAGGTGCTGGAAGGTACGGACAAACTGCAAAAAGCTGAGCAGGAAATCCGCACCAACCCACCCAAAAACAAGAGCTTGCAGGTGCTGGCTTTTGAAGAGGAGATGCGTAAAATTGAGTTGAAGCAGCACTACGAAGAGCTGCGCCAGATGATCATTTACGAACTGGGACTGCCTGGCGGGTTTTGGGCGGACTTCCAAAACACACTGCACCGCATGGAGCAGGAGGACGCAGATGCAAAAGCATTGGCTGAACTTCAACGGAAACAAGCTGAATGGCGACGAGAGCGAATCCGCAGCGAAGTGGAAAACAAAATCCTGCTGGTGGCGGCAACTACCGTGGTCGCAGTTTACCTGGGGGCGCTGATGTGGGCTATCCGTCTGCACAGGGAGAATCAGCTGCTGTTGCCGTGGGGCTCATGATATGTATGGTGTGCCTTGTTGGATTTATTACGCTTACTGGTTTTCTGTATGCTGACTTGCAGTCGGCCCGGGGGGCCAACAAGCACATTGAACGCAAGGTGAAAGAAGTGATCGAACGGTGTGATAAGGACTAAATATGGAATGGCTGAAACAAATCGCGCCCACTGCGGCAACTCTTCTTAGCGGGCCCTTAGCGGGCATGGCGGTCGATGCAATCGGTAAAGCCATTGGACTGTCCGACGCTACCAAAGAGCAAGTCAAAGACGCTCTGTCTTCCGGCACGCTGAACGCCGACCAAATGGCTGCTATCAAACAAGCAGAAGCCGACCTGGTGCTAAAGGTCAAACAGCTCGATATTGACATGGAAAAAGTCCATGCCGGTGACCGTGCGTCCGCCCGAGACATGGCCGCCAAAACCGGGGATGTCACGACCCCCCGCATCATTGCGCTGGTGGTCTTCATTGTGTGGGGTGCCGTCAACTGGAAACTGTTCAACGGTACGATCAGCGGCGATATGCGAGAGCTTGTAGCCCGGGCGCTAGGCACCTTGGACGGCACGCTGCTGGCGGTGGTGTACTACTACTTTGGCTCCTCTTCCGGTAGCAAAGACAAAACTGACTCTCTGACAGGTAAGAAATGAACCTCACCCCCCACTTTACCCTTGAAGAACTGACAGCCTCCGAAGCGGCAGACCGCAACGGCTGGGACAACACCCCGAATGAACAAGAACTTGAAAACCTCAAACGCCTGGCTGACTTCCTTGAGCAGGTCAAAGCTGTCGTGGGCGGCAAGCCCATTATGGTCAATTCCGCTTTCCGATCAAAGTTGGTCAATGACTCTGTGGGGTCTAAAGATACTTCTCAGCATCGCATCGGCTGCGCTGCTGACATTCGGGTTCCCGGCATGACGCCAGATGAGGTTGTCAAAGCCGTAATAGCCAGTAAAATCGGCTACGACCAGGTGATTCGCGAATTTGACCGTTGGACGCATATCAGCGTTCCCAATACCGAAGACGCTGCACCCCGACACCAGGCCCTTATCATTGACAAGTCAGGCACGCGCCCCTACGCTTGAGCCTGTTTGAGGTAGCCAAATGCCACTTAAGAAACTGCGACTGAAGGCGGGGGTGAATCGCGAAAACACCCGGTATACCAACGAGGAAGGCTGGTATGACTGCGACAAAGTGCGGTTTCGCCAAGGCACGCCTGAAAAGATCGGCGGCTGGAGATCGTTCACGCAGGCGTTTGTAGGCGTTTGCCGTTCTCTTTGGAACTGGACCACGCTGGGGTCTCAGAACCTGATTGGCATTGGTACCAACGAAAAGTTCTATATCAACCAGGGCGGCACAAACTACGACGTTACCCCCATCAGGACAACGTATCTGCTGGGCGCAAACCCATTCACCACTGTTTCTGGCTCGGCAACCGTCACGGTGTCTGATCCTACCGGGGGATACATTGTTGGGGACTGGGTGACTTTCTCTGGCGCGTCCGTCTTTAACGGCGTGGACATGAATGGCGAGTTCCAGATTCTTACCATCAACGCTGGGGCAAACACGTATACCGTCACAGCAACGACCACGGCCAGCGGAAGCGGCGCCGGTGGCGGGGCCACGGTACAAGCTGAGTATCAAATCAACATAGGCCCACCGATTGCGGTTCCGTTCTCTGGCTGGGGCGCTGGGGGTTGGGGTATCCCTTACTGGGGTTCCGGCGCAGTGGCCAGCATCCAGCAGATGCGGCTCTGGAGCCAAAGTAACTTTGGCGAAGACCTGATTTTTGGATTCCGCAATGGCCCAATTTATTATTGGGATGCGTCTCTTGGGATTGGGTCGCGTGGGGTTGACATCACTACTTTGGCCGGCGCCGATCCTGACACGCCCACAATCCATAACTTAGCGTTTGTGACGGATACAAGCCGCTTTGTCATGGTGTTTGGCGTCAACGATTACGGGTCCGCTTTGATTAACCCAATGTTGATTCGCTGGAGCGCGGCGGAATCGGTTACGGATTGGACGCCCGCAGCCACAAACCAGGCGGGCAGTTTGCAGCTATCGCATGGCTCCCAAATCATTGGCGCATTGCAGGCCCGTCAGGAAATTCTGGTGTGGACTGACTCTACCTTGTACTCAATTCAGTTCTTGGGTAACGAGCCGTGGTGGGGGTCGCAGCTGCTTGCAGACAACATCTCAATTGCCAGTCAAAACGCCATGGCGGTTGCGTCGGGGGTCACATACTGGATGGGTGTGGACAAGTTCTACAAGTACGACGGCCGCACTGCCACGCTTCGTTGTGACTTGCGCCAATACATCTTCAGCGACATCAACCTTTCGCAGTCCGCGCAGATTTTTGCGGGTACCAACGAGGGGTTCAACGAGGTATGGTGGTTCTACTGCTCTGCCGCGTCCACTGCGATTGACCGCTACGCGGTCTACAACTATGCAGAAGACATTTGGTATTACGGCTCGATGGGCCGCACAGCTTGGCTTGACTCAGGGCTAAGAGACTACCCTATGGCTGCTACGTACAGCAACAATTTGGTGTACCACGAGTACGGCTTGGACGACGCTACAACCTCCACGACGTTGCCTATTGAGGCCTACATTGCCTCGTCTGAGTTCGACATCGACGATGGCAACCAAGTTGGGTTTGTGTGGCGTATGCTCCCCGACATCACGTTCCGTGGGTCAGATGCGGCCTATCCGTCGGTCACTATGTATTTGCGCCCCATGCAGAACTCTGGGTCTGGGTTTAACACTCCCGAATCCGTGGGCGGGTCCGCTTCGTACCCTGTCACTGAAATTGGAACGGGTACCGCCTATAACATCGAAACGTTCACGGGGCAGATCAATACCCGCGTGCGCGGGCGTCAGCTTGTGATGGAAGTGCGATCCACTGGGCTGGGTGTGCAATGGCAGTTGGGCTCCCCGCGGCTTGACATCCGCCCGGATGGGAGACGCTGATGGCCACGACCTTCAGACATGCGCTGCGTACATTCGTAGCCCCGTCGCTGCCCAACTCTCCTGTTGACTACAACCAGGGGCAATTTGACAAATTCAATAACGTCTTGCGCCTGTACTTCAACCAGATTGACAGCACAGTTGGGGCAATGATTGGCGGCACGGGCGGCAGCTATCTGTCGTTCCCGTATGCGGCTATTCAGCGGACTACGAACGTGACGTTCACCGCCAATACCGCGACGCAGATCACGTTTGACCAAAACGACTTTTTGAATGGCTGCGCCAACGACGGCACTGACGGCATTGCGGTGGACTACTACGGCATCTATAACTACCAGTTCAGTGTGCAGCTCAAAAACGTTGACACGCAAATTCATTCCGCCTGGATATGGCTGCGCGTAAACAATGTGGATGTGGACGGCACGGGCAGCAAGTTTGACGTCATCAGTAGCCACGGCGGAACTCCCGGATACATCATTGCAGCGTGCAACTTCTATGTGAGCTTGGCGCCTGGGGACACTGTGGAACTGTGGGCGGCCGTAAACAACACCCAGGTCACTTTTGAAGCGGCTCCAGCGCAGGTTAGCCCGTTTCCGATGCCTGCAATCCCGTCCGTGGTGGCTACACTCACGTACGTATCAACGCCGCCCGCGGCGTAAGGAAAAACATGGCCACCAAACCAGACCTAAGCGATACCCTTGCAGCCCTAAAAATGCACTTGGGTAAAACCGAGTCCGACTTGAAATATGACATTGACGGAAACGGACTCGTTGACCTGACCGACGTGATGGGGTTGCAAAAAGCCTACTTGGGCAAAGACCCTGGGTTTGCATTTGCGGAGGACTCTTACTTTCAATCGCCGTCCACCAAAACAGCCGCAGACTACGCCGCTGAAAAACAGGCGGAGCAAGAGCGTATTGCTGCCGAACAAAAAGAAACTGAACGGCGCCAAGGCTTGATAACCGATGCGCGGGACTATGCCAATAAATACCACGGCTTTTACGGCGGAACTGCAACAGAAGGGCTGGAAGATTTAGTTGCTGCAAATCCAAATTTAACAGCTGGGCAGTTGGCCAGCCTGTCAACCAAAAACACATGGGCAAAACAGGTTCCCGTTTTTTCTCGCACCATGGACGCGATGGAAAAAGGAACTGCTAAGCTAGAAGAAATCTCACTTGGGACTGATGAATTTGGGAATGACATGCGCCAATTGGTTATTGGCAATCCAAAAGACCCAAACAGCTACTTAAACCTGAGAGAGACATCACAGCCGGGTATATATCAGTTCTCGACTTTTAACCCCACGGCAGCGGGAATGCTGCATGGGTTTATTCAGGCCGACCCGTCAAAAGGCACGTACACCCCAATTCAGGACTACACCAAGCAGGTTCGCTACACGCCTGGACAGAGCGGCGGGTTTTTGGGGAACATGATCGGTGACTTTGCCGACTTGTACAAGAGCATGGGGCCGATTGGCGGGATCATTGGCAATGCTATCGCTCCGGGCTTGGGGTCAGCGCTGAGTGCAATCGCTGCGATTGACGAGGGCAACACAACCAGCGGGGTCTTGAATGCGCTTGGCGCCGCTGGCGCCTATGGAAACGCGGCGCTGCAAGCTGGCGACACTTCTGGTTTGGGCGGCACTTTGGCGCAAAACCTGCCCGAGATCAAGACGGCAACAAACGCGCTTCAACTGGCAAACGCGGTTGAGTCTGGAAACATTGGCGGGGCGCTAAACGCTGCGGGTAACTTGGCCGGTGTATCCGCTACCCCAGAAGTGAAAACAGCAGTGCAAGCAGTTGGACTTGTACAAGCTCTTGACTCTGGCAACAATGCGCAAGCATTGCTCCTGGCCGGGCAGCTGACTGACAACCCGGATGTAAAGGTTGCGGGCGATGCTGTTAAGTTGGTGAACGCGCTCAATAGCGGAAACCCCCTTGCCGTTCAGAACGCCGCAGTCAGCCTAGCAA